ATTGCTTCAAAAAAGTATTGTTTAAAACTTTTCATTTATTATACTTGTTGTGTCCTTGGCACATCTACTAAAATACCTTCACCAAACACATTCATTTCGTGTGTTCCTGAAGCAGCTTGTAGTTGAAATTGTATATCTGTTTTTTCTGAATATTTAAATGGTATTCTTCTTTGAATATTCATTTGATTAAAAAATGTTGTTCTTGCCACATTGTATTGTTGTCCATTAGAGTTTTGACTAAAGTTTTTAAATATACCTGGTTTGGCAGCTGTACTATCATTTGAAAATGCGTCAATACGATATAAGTAAAACTCTTTATCTGCTGGTACTGTATAGATACTTGCCTGATTTCTTCCATCGCCTGCTCTAATACCAGCATAGTTTACAGTTTTACCTGTGTTTTGAATTGTAATTAATCCTACATTGGTTGTACCTGAAGTTAAGATTACATCATTAATTCTAAAGAAAGGTTTGTTAGTGTTTATATCACCAGCGCCGTTGATTGTAACCACATCTGATATTTCAGCATAGTTAGCGTCTAAACCTTGTATTAATAATGTTTTACCATCATCACTACCACTTGCTGATGTTACTGTCATTGTAATCGCTGAACCTGGATAAGCATATACTGAAGCAAACTCCCAAGCAGGTATAAATGCTGTTGTAATTGCTGTATTGTAACCAAAAATATTTCTTACAGTAGCACCTCTAATCAGGCCTCTACTGACTTGTATATCTTGTTCGTGTAAAAATCCTTGACTTGCCATTATCCTTTAATCCAATCCTTTTCTGCCGTGAAATTAGCCCGACTAAATTCTAATCTATCTACTAACTTTACAGCGCCTGCTGTTCTATCAACGGCCACAAATCCTTCTGGTGCCGTTACCTTATAACCGTTTGGTGTTCTTAAAAAATGGCCTATACTTTGTATCTCACTTAACTTACTTACTAAAAAGTTTTTAGCATTTTGTAAAGTAACGTGTGAGGCAATAGCAAAATATAATGATTGCTTATTTCTATCTATAAAAGTTAAATTTATTTTTAATAAATCTCTATACTTTTGTTTACCACTATCTGTTTTTCTGGAATCTATTTCTGCCTTTAAAAAGTTTTCGTAATACTCTCTAAACATTTCTACTAAAGTTTTTACTTTGGCCATATTGCCTTGTGTATTTCTTATGTAATGATTAAAGAAAGTTTTTAATCTATAACCTACTGATAAACTATCTGACTTGTTCATTGTATCTAACATTGGTCCTGCTTTAGATAAAGAGCCTTCGGCCATTCTTAATCTAGCGTTAAATGTTGATAGCTCGGCTTTTGTTAATTTAGCTGAGCCGCTTACGTCTTTGTAAGCAGCGTCAGCTAAAAACACGGAAGATATTCCTGAACGACCTGATACCGTTCCGAAACCTGCTTTTAAGTCTTTCATAGTTTTGCCAGAATAAGATGTATGAAATACTATTCCCATTCTTGCTCTTTTAATTTTTTTACCTATATCTGAATCAACAGGTACAGCATATGTAATTGTATTAGGTGTAAATGTAATCATATTTTCACCATCTATACTAGCCGTTTTTAAATCTGATTTTGAAAAGAGAAAATCGCCTTGTAAAATACCAGAGATATTTAATTTTTTTAGTTCTCTTAAAGCTATATTTAATTTATTAGCAAGTTCACCACTATGGTTTCTACTAATATCAGATGATGTATAGTTGATTTTAGGATTAACATTAAAGACGGCCTTTGTACCTACAAAGAATTGATCGTTTTCTGGATTGATACCGCAGATAATAGCAGGAGCTCCGTCCCACTTAACAGACATATTGACTTTCTTGCCAGATGAACCAGCAAGCATATTTCTGATTGACTTTAGGAAGTTAATAGCATTTTCGCCACCTTTTGAACCACGATTTATTATATCGTCCTCAACGTGTTCTAAATGAGTATTCTTTTCCTTTGTAAAAAATCCTTTAAAACTAAACATTTCTCTCTCATTGTTCCCATAACTATAATCACTTATTCCATATAAATCAACTGTTTACTTATATTTATAATACTAAACTCTTGTCCATAAGAATTTTGGTACACCACCATTAGGCTCCCACACCTTGTTTTTATTCTGAAACTTCACTAATTTATAGGCGTCTTCTTCAAAAAAATACTGGCCTATAACATTATTAGTAGGTTTTTCAATAACTTCCCATATAATATCTTTCTTATGTTTTTTCATCTTCTTTACATAAGAAAGACTAGGTTGTTCATCATTAGGCCTTTTATCGCCTCTATGAAACTTAACTTTTTGAATTTTATTTTTTGACATTATGATATTTTCATATCCCAACTAATTATTCTTTTTACTTTTACTGACTTACTTGGTTCTGTAAAGTGTCTAACAAATTTAGGAACAACAACCATTGTACCCTCAACAACAGGTAATGGATAGTAAATTGTTCTATCTGAATACCAATCATTCCACGGTTGTATGTATTGTGTAACAGGTGCTTTTTTATCCATATTTAAATATAAAATACCAGATAGACCAACACTACCGTGATCGTGTGGTGTATGATACTCACCTCTTTTATATGATACTGACCATATATCTTCAATTTGAATATCTTTTTTAAGTCTTGTTGACAACATATTTAATTCTTCACCACAAATATTGGCAAAGGCTTCAGCAAAGCCACTTCTATCACTTTGTCTGTTGGTAGCAAAGGTTTGCATTCCGTGTCTTTTTTCTGGAAAACCTTTTACTAATTTTTCTAATTGTTTTTTCTTATTAGAAAAGTTTAATGTGGGAAGTGACCACATTGGTATTGTAAACAAATTACCTTGTATCATTAGTTTAACTCCTTTTCTTCGGTTTTTTCTTCATATTCAAGCCCTAGCTTTTTCATAACGGTGTTAAAGTCTTCTTCTACGTGCCAAAAGTTTTCTTTTGACCACAAGGCCACTTTATCTTTTGCCGTTATATCTTTATACACACTAACTATGTTATCAATATTGATAACTATTTCTCTACCTTCAAAAGGTGGGTTAGCGTTTGTAAATACTACAAATTTTGCCATTGTTTCTCCTATACTTTAAAATCAGAAAACTTATCATAGGCCTGTTCAGGTGTAGGATAATTTTCCTTTTCTTTTGTTTGGTTGCTATCTACTATATTCTGTGCTGAATTTTCAACATCATATAATCTCATTTTTGCTCTATCAACACCCACTATAAATGCTCTATTCATACCAGGATCATTGTATCTATTCTTTAATTGTTTTACTTTCATTTGCCCTAGTGATTCTAATTCTTCATTAGACATTAAGGCAAACATAAAGTCAGCTGTTGCTGGTAAACCAAAACTTTCAGATGTATCTTCTAAACCAATATCGGTTGATACAAATCCAGTTCTAGTTGTCTGTGTCGCACTAAAAATAGGCAAATTAAATTCAACTGCCAAACCTCTTAACTCCTCAGCAATTGCTTTAATGTAAAAGTATGATGATATATTACCACCTTTAAATCTACTTGACGCACAAATATTTAAATAATCTATAAACAAAACATCTGGTTTAAAACTTTTCTTTAGTGATAACTCATTTATTAATGATTTAAAATGACCACTATGAGCAGACGCTGTTGGATATTCTTTAATAATTAATTGACCTGTAGTCTTACTTCTTAACTTGGTCATCTTATCATCATAGAGTTGTTTAGGCATATCATGTAAATCGTCCATTGTAACATCCATTAAGTTGGCGTCTATTCTTTCAGCAATTCTTTCTTCAGCCATTTCAAGTGTTATGTATAAGACATTTTGACCTTGTGTTAAAAAGTTAGAAGCACAATGACACATAAACAATGATTTACCAACACCTGTTCCTGCCAAAGCAATATTTAAAGTTTTACTTGGAACACCACCTTTTGTAATCTTATTAAAGAAATTTAAATCAAATGGGTACCTTTTTTCTTTTGTATGGTACCAATCAAATCTACTTTCAGCGTCATTAATGTAATCATGTCCGATATGATTGTCAAATGAAACGGCCAATGCCTCACTTAATATACTTGGTATTGCCTCTGGTTGTTTTTCTTTATCTTTACCATCTAATATCTTAATACCAGATAATACAGCATTATGTACTGCTCTGTCTTTACAAAACTTTTCAGTTGTATCTAATAACCATTGTAAGTCTGTTTTTTCATCATTAAAACCACTTACAAGTTCTTTGATAAGTTTTACTTCTTCATCATTAATATCTTTTCTACGGCCAAACTCAATTAAGATTGTTTCTTTTGTAGGTAGATTTTTATATTGTTGAACAAACTTATCTACTTCTTCATACAATAATCTTTCAATTCTATTTGTAAAGTAATCTGTTTTTACAAATGG